AACCTGACCCGAATAAGTTAGATTTAGATTATTATAGTATTCATAATTTCGAATTAGAAAACTATCAATCACACCCAGCGATTAAAGCACCCTTAAATAATTAACATATTTATATGTATGAATAAACAACTTACAATAGTAATACCTTGTAAAAATGAAGGACATGGTGTTATTGATGTACTGAAGTTTATTAAACGACAAAAAGTTGATTGTAAAATAATAGTAGCAGATTCATCTACAGATGATACAATCAATTTATTATATAATTATAAAATACATTCAACTCAAGTTATACAAATAATAAGTGGCGGATTACCAGCTGTAGCAAGAAATAAAGGAGCTAAATTAGTTACCACACCATATATATTATTTTTAGACGCGGATGTATATTTAAAAAATCCAAATACAATTAGACATATTGTTAGAGAAATTATTGCAAATGATTGCGATTTAGTAACATGTCGTTTTAAAACTATAGATGGTAAATTTAATTGGGTATATGCTATATTTAATGTTATACAATGGATTAGTTCTAAAACAAAACCATTTGCAATAGGTGGGTTTATGTTATTTAAAACCGAAACATTCAATCAATTAGGAGGATTTGATGAACAAGATAAAATTGCTGAGGATTATCATTTATCTTCGAAGATTAAACCTGGAAAGTTTAAAATCATTAACGATACAGTTTATACTTCAAGTAGACGATTTAAGAAAAAGGGTGTATGGTACATGATAAAATTAGCATGTATCTCATGGTTAAATAGAAATAACGATAAGTGGTTCCATCAAGATTATAAATACTGGGAATGAAATATCAAGCCATCATTGTATCTGATTTACATTTAGGTACTAAAGATTCTAAAGCAAAAGAATTTATTGAGTTTTTAGAAGTACATCCAACTGAGTTACTTATATTAAATGGTGATATAATTGATGGATGGGCATTAAACCGAGGTTCTAAATGGAAAAAATCACACGCTAAAGTAATATCTTACCTACTTAAATTATCCAATAAAACCAAAATAATTTGGATTAGAGGTAACCATGATGAATTTATAGAAGAATTTATTGGTGCCCATTTTGGTAATATAGAAATAAGAGAAGACTATATACTAAACACTTATGAATGGGTAGTAGACGATCAATTTAAGAGAAAAAGTTATTACGTATTTCATGGTGATATAATAGATGTATTTATTACAAAATATAAATGGTTATCAAAAATAGGTTCTGTAGGCTATGATTTAGCACTGTGGTTAAATCGTTGGTATAATAAATATAGAACGTGGCGTAAATTACCTTATCAATCTATATCTAAAAAAATAAAAGAAGGCGTTAAAGCAGCAACTAACTACATCAATGATTTTGAAACTACAGCTTTAAAAATAGCTGAAAAACATGGATGTGACGGAGTAATATGTGGTCATATACATCAACCCGAGGATGTAGTGATAAATAATAAACATTACTTAAATTCGGGGGATTGGGTTGAAAACCAAACAGCCTTACTTTTGGAAAAAAATAAAGGATTTACTATCTTCAGCTTATAATTTTAAGCTAGTGAAAACTATACTCTTAGGCGACACACACGGAAGATCATTTTGGAAATTAATTACACATTTAGAACAAGATGCTGATCGAGTAATCTTCATGGGAGATTATTTTGATTCATTTGATATAAAGGGTATAGAACAAATCCATAATTTTAAAGAAATTATTGAGTATAAAAAAACAACCAATAAAGAAGTTATACTATTATTAGGCAACCATGACTATCATTACTTCCCAGGCATAAATGATATATGTTCAGGATATCAAATGTCATTAGCTCCACATATTACAAGCATAATAAATGAAAATAAAGAACATTTACAAGTAGCTTATCAATTTAATAGTTTTGTATGTTCACATGCCGGTATTAGCAATGAATGGATGAATGATGTGTTTGGAAATGATTGGGGTGTAGATAATATGGTTGATAAAATTAATGAGCTATTTTTATACCAACCCTATAAAATAGCACATCGCCCATATAAATGGTATAATGAAAACATACCCAATGAACGATATGAACAAGGAAGCGGATATGGTGATGAAACGTTTCAAAGTCCTATTTGGATTAGACCTAAATCATTAATGGCTGTTAATAAAGAAACATTACGCGATAAGGTTATTCAAATAGTAGGTCATACACCACAAAAACAAATTGATATTGAAGGTAAATCAACAGGTGGTAGATATTATTTTATAGACACACTTGAATATAATCAAAAACAATATCTAATAATTGAAGATGGTGCTATAAAATTAGGCAAAATATAAGTTATGAAAAAAACTAAACAACGTGAGTTTGTTATTTTTAGTGAGGAAGGATTTTTTACAGGCTTAGCAAATGGAGGTAAACCACAATGGTCAATGAATATTAATGATGGTAAACCATTTAATGAAGAAAGTAAACTTAAAGCACTACAATATATTGTAGGAAATAAAGAATTATTAATTGAATATATAAATTAAAGTTATGAATAATGAATTTGTTATATACGAACAAGCATTAGCTTTGAAAGAATTAGGATTTGATGAGTCTTGTTTAGTTGTTTATAATATCCATACTAAATCTCTTTTCAGTACTAATATTAATACTTTGGAAAACCAACCAAAAAACTCTGATTTAAGTTACCCATCTACAACTGCTCCACTCAAACAACAAGTATTTAAATGGTTTCGTGATATACATCAAATATTTGCATCTATAAATGTAGATCAAACATTAGAACCAAAATTTTGCTATTCTATATCACAATATTATTTTTCATATTGGAAAGATATAGTTTTTAATAGTGATCTTTATTATACTTATGAAGAAGCCGAATCCGCATGTATTGACAAACTAATTGAACTTGTAAAAAATAAATAAGTTATGTTAAAGATAGAACTAAATATAGGGCAAAAATTATTTTTTACATCAGATACTCATTACAATCATAAAAATATATGCCGTGGGGTAACTGAATGGAGAACTAAAGATGGAAAAATACCTATAGAACAAACCCGAGATTTTAAAAACTTAGATCACATGAATGATACTATTGTTAATAATATTAATAGCGTAGTAGATCAAGATGATATTTTGATTCATTTGGGTGATTGGTCATTTGGTGGGTTTGAATCTATCAAAGAATTTAGGGATAGAATTACATGCCAAAACATATACCTGGCTTATGGTAATCATGATCATCATATTGAAAATAATAAAGGAGGTATTCAAGGTATTTTTAAAAAAACATTTCAATATGAAGTACTGCAAGTAAAACAGGTATCACATGGCGCGCTTGTAGGAGGTGTTTATGAGTTTGTAATTGATCATTATCCATTATGTAGTTGGCATAATATGAATAAAGGCCGAATGCATTTATTTGGGCATATTCATTTACCTCCGCATCAAAAATTAATGGCTGGTAGAAGCATAGATGTAGGAATGGATGGAAATAATTTGATGCCATATAATTTTAATGAAATTATTAAATTATTACAAAATAGACCTATTAAAGCAAACACATTACCTTCTGATCATCATGAAAATGAACTAAAAAATGAACAATGAATAAAACATTAATCATCCTTCGGGGCATTCCGGGGGCCGGAAAGTCAACATTTGCTAACTTTATTTGGGAAAGTGGAGTTATATTTGAAGCTGACCAATATTTTTACGATGATGAAGGTAACTATAACTTTGATGCTTCTAAATTAAGAGAAGCACATGCACAATGCCAACAAAGAGTAGAAAATGCTATGAAAGTTAACCAAGACAACCCACAGTATTATCCTGAAATTGTAATATCAAATACATCTACTACTGAAAAAGAACTACAACCATATTTAGATTTAGCTAACAAATATGGTTATTATGTAGTTTCATTAATTGTAGAAAACAGACATAACGGAATTAGCAGGCATGGAGTGCCTGATGATATTTTAGATAAAATGGAGGCTAGATTAAAAAAGAATATAAAACTTAGATAAACCAATAAAAATTTATTATATTTAAAAAAATAAAAGGTTATGGAGAATTTAAACAGTGTTTGTTATGTAGCTTCTATCAATGAAATTAAACCAATTGAAGGAGCAGATAATATTGAATTAGCTATTATTAATGGATGGAATTGTATTGTTAAAAAGAATACCTATAATGTAGGTGATTTGATAGTAGTGGCAACTACAGATGCTATTATACCTGAAAAATTATCAGATAATTTAGGTGTAACAAATTATTTGCGTAAAGGAGGTAGAGTAAAAACTATTAAACTCAAAGGAGTGTATAGTGAATGTTTAATTATACCTATTAGTTTCATACCAGATAAATATCATTATGAAGGATCTGATTGCATGGAATTGTTGGAAATATTTAAGTATGAACCTCCTGTTAAACAAATACAATTAGCAAGTGGTAAGAAAATTCGTTATCAAGACAATCCTAATTTCCATGTGTATTATAAATTTGCTAATATTAAGAACGTGCCCGGAATGTTTACTGAAGAAGATATTGTTGAAATAACAAGAAAAATTCACGGCACTTCATCTAGATATGGAATTGTAAGAAAAAATAAATTATCTTTATGGGACAAAATAAAAAAATTCTTTAAAATAGCAGATAAATGGATTGACTATGAATTTATAATTGGATCCCATAATGTAGAAAAAGGATCAGAATCTCAAGGATTTTATGATACTAATGTATGGTTTGAAATTGAAAAAAAATATGACATAAAAAATAAATTATGGAATTATGTTAAAGAAATAAATAGAGATGTAGATGATATTGGAGAAGGTATTATTTTATATGGAGAAATTTATGGAGCAGGAATTCAAAAAGGATATGATTATGGATTAAAAGAAATTAAATTTGCAGGGTTTGATATAAAAAAACAAGGAGACTATTTAAGTACTGATTACTCAGAAACATTATTTAAACTTATTCTGGAATTACCTTATGTTGAAGTATTATATGTAGGAAATTGGTCACAAGAAATTCAAAATAAATTTACATTTAATAATTTCATTCCTGGAACTAAAATACCTGAAGAAGGTATTGTAATTAAACATATAAGTGGTAAAAGAGAAAAAATAGCCAAAGTAATTAATCCCGACTATTTAATTTATAGTGAAAAACATAATGTAGAAGATAGCCATTAAAATAAATAAGTTATGATAAAATATAAAGTGTTTGAAGGCATGTTCTATACAAATGAAGGCGGATTACGAGTTGCCGATTATACATTAGTTATTTATGTTTTAGGAATACCTGTAAAAACAGTAAATTTTAAATGTATAGATGACTGGAGGAAGGATATTATATTTAGCGAATTTAAAATAATTAAAAATAAATAGGTTATGATCGATAATATAGAATTAATAAAACCATTACTTAATTTTGAAGATGAAGGAGACTTTTACATGCTGTATGTCTTTAAAAGAAAAAAAGATCAACCAGAAAACGAACGTGATAATCACCAATCCGCACGTACTATAAAATCATATTGTATAGATAATATAGAGTATTTAGATAAACGTTATGAAGAAATAAAAATGTTATGTGAGATGTTTAGAGCAAGAGCTTACATACATGTAGCTAAACAAAACTATAAGGATGTGTCTTTAGAAATGATGGTGGAACTAGCCCAAAGGATAAAAAACAAACAACATAAACAACAACATATATTTGATTCTGTTGTAGGCCAAATTAAAACATATGAAAAAAGATGGATTGTAGATGTTGATACTAAAGATGAAAGCACATTAATAAGAACACAGCATATTATTAATGGTGTTAAACCTTATAAAGATGATACTAAAGTTATTAGTGTTATACCGACTAAAAATGGATATCATTTAATAACTGAACGATTTGATATTATGGAATTTCAAAAATACTTCTTGGGCGGAGATGTTCCTGACATTCAAAAGAAAAATCCAACATTATTGTACTATCCCAATAGTTTAGATTATGAAACTAACTGAACAGCAAATACAACAGTTGCAAAATAAATACATTGGAAAAATTATAAGAATACCTTATATAAATACTACTGGATTTGGTATTATAAAAAAAGATGATTATATTCAAGGTATATGTAGTTTTATAGGATATAATAAGTTTATACCTAATTGGAACTTACAAGTAAATATTAATAGAACACCCGTTTCTGATGTTGATTATTTAAAAATTATAATTGTATAATGAAAGAAGAACTACTTATATGTTCATGTCACAGTACAGAACACCAGATAGTATTACTTGAATCAGAATATGAAACTGATAGGTATATATATGTCCATATTCATTTAAACAAGCGTTCGTTTTGGCAAAGATTAGTATATGGAATTAAATATATTTTTGGATACCAATGTAAGTATGGAGCATTTGATGAGATGATATTAGATGAAACACACGTTCCAAAACTAAAAGCAGCAACATCATTTTTAGAACAACAACCAATAAACAGATGAGTAGTTTAAACGTAAGTGGATCTATCCTTACCACAGCATCAAGTATTACTGGTATAGATTTAACAGGTATGGCTCAATGGGTTAATGGAGGATATCGTGTGTATGCAAATGGGCAATTTATAAGCAGTAGTCCTGCTACTCCGTTTGTTCCATTAATAAAAATAAATGAAGGAGTAACATTTAGAAGAACTGAAGGGATAACAATAAAATTATGGTAAAAGATTTATTACTTGTAGAAAAATATAGACCTGAAACTTTAGATGGGTATATAGGAAATGAAACATTTATCAGTGATATAAATAAATGGATTAATGAAAACCATATTCCTAATTTGTTATTATATGGCCCTCCTGGTACTGGTAAAACAACAGCAGCTAAACTTATAGTAAAAAATATTCAATGTGATTATCTATACTTAAACTGCAGTGATGAAAATGGAATAGATGTTATAAGGGATAAAGTTAAACAGTTTGCTTCTTCTATGTCATTTAAACCAATTAAAGTAGTTATTTTAGATGAAGCAGAATTCTTAAGCCTATCAGCTCAAGCAGCACTTAGAAACATTATAGAAACATTTAGCGTTAATACTAGGTTTATCTTCACATGTAATTATGTTGAACGTATTATTGAACCGCTTAGATCACGTTTAGTTGAATATGAGTTAACAGCTCCTAATATGAAGCAGTTAGCCAAACACTTACAAAAAATACTTGACACTGAATATGTTAGATATGAACTAAAAGATTTAGCTACAATAATAAAAAAAACATACCCTGATATAAGAAAAGCATTAAATACTATACAGGGATGTATAAATAATGGTGTATTAAAATTAGATGGTAAATTAATTGTTTCAAGTAATGTGACTCAACTTATTATAGATGAAGTAGAAAATAAATCATTTAATAAAATAAGACAAATTATAGCTGATAATAACATAACTGAATTTACTGGATTATATAGAGCATTATATGAAGAATATAACACGCCTGAAGCATCTATAATAATAGAAGAATACCTAAATCATTCATCTACTATACCCGATAAAGAAATATGTTTTATGGCTTGTGTTTCTAAACTAATATCTGTATAACCATGAAAATATTTAATAAACTTTTTAAATCATTATATATGTCTAATAAAATGTCTAATCTTCCATCTAATAATTCAGGAACAACAGCAGCGGCAGCAAATAATAGCATCGCTAATATAGCAAATCATATAGCTAATTCAACATCTAGTCCATATAATTTAACATCTAACCCATATCCAACATATACGCCAGCCACAACACTTACTTCTCCTTTAGTTCAGCAACCATTCTTAGCTCAGCAACCATTCAGTATACGTTTTAATTGGGAAGGTAAAACCAAAACATTAACTTTGGAAAATGGAGAAGATATACTTAAATTAGTGGATGTAGTAGCAGTATTATGTAAAATAAATAATATACCTTTTAAAATAACAGATAAATGAGTCAACAAGAACAAATTAAATTAAACATTGATTTAAAGAAAACAACACCTATAACATGTGAAAAATGTGAACATACAGTATTTCAAGAAGGTCTTATGCTTAGAAAAGCAAATAAGTTTTTGACCGGCACTACAACTGATGCTATTATTCCCTTACCTGTATTTGCATGTGCTTCATGCGGCCATGTTAATAATGATTTTTTGCCTGAAGCATTAAAAAACATAGATGGCGAGTAGTATATTTGATATATTGGATCATATTTTTGTTAATAAAACAGAATGGGAGGATTTAACTGAAGATGAAAAAAAAGCAGTTAACCCATATATGATTAATCGTTTTATATCAATGAATCCTCAATATATTGAAATAGTAAATTATCTTCAATCAAAAAATCTTGAACCTAAAGTAATATATAAAGCATATAAAGATTGGTTACCTAAAGGAAAAGAATATTTTAAATATGTTAAACCTACTAATAGTTTTAAAAAAGAAATATTAGATGCTATATCCAAGTATTTTGAATGTAGTGTTAGAGAAGCAAAAGAATATGCTTTATTGCTTAAAGAAGAAGATAAAAATAATATCATAAAACAAATAAACGGTAAATAATGGATATAATGATAATTTTACTAATGGCTCTGTTTATAGCATTAGCAGCATATTTTGCTACGTTAACTATATATATTACAGATGAAAAAAATAAATTAGATGAAAAAATAAATTCTTTAATAAAAGATAATATATATTTAAAAAACCAAGTTTTAGATTTATCTGATAGTAATTTTGAATTAAAGAGTAAAATAAATCGTATTTCGTTTTATAGTCAAGAAGAACTAAATAACTTTAAAACATACGTTGATAGAACATATATTAAAAAAACAGACAATAATCAAGTAACATACAATGGATAAATCATTTGACAAGATAGAGGAGACGTATATTTTAGCTTCTAAAGACGCCATCACCGCGGCTGTAATGCAAGATCTTAAATCACGAGCAGACCTTGGTTTAAAAAAGTATAATACTACATTAGAACAAAATAATAAAGACAATTTTATGAATCATCTTTATGAAGAATTGCTAGATGCAGCACAGTATTGTAAAAAAGAAATTACAACTCAAGATACAATACAAGATTTAGTTAAAAAATATCCTAATGATGCTGAATTAGGAAGTTTAATTAGAAAAATATATTCATAATATTGATTTTTAGTATCTACGTATATTTATATATATAAAATATATAAAATAATATGGCTAAAAATGAAAAACTAACTAGTGTTAAAGTTGATGAGACACTGTTTGAAGAATTTAAAGTATTATGTGTTCGTACTAAATTTTCATTACAAAAATTAGTTGACAGAAGTATGGATTTATATCTAACTGATGAAGAATATAGAAGAAACATGCATAATCATTTAAAATTACAATTTACAAGTAGTAAAGCTTAATTAAAGTAAAACACGTTATGGTAAAAAATTATATTGCTAAAGATCAACGTAAAAAAATACTTCTTCTTTGCGATGACATTCGGATGACTTCAGGGATCTCTACAATAGCCCGAGAACTAGTTATAGGAACAAGTATGCATTTTAATTGGGTTAATATAGGAGGAGCTATACAACATCCAGATAAAGGAAAAAGATTTGATTTAAGTCATGATACAAATAATCAATTAGGTATAAATGATTCGAGTGTTTTTCTTTACCCAACAGATGGGTATGGTTCTCCCGAGTTGGTAAGACATATAATGGAAATTGAAAAACCAGATGCTATAATGATCTTTACCGATCCACGTTATTGGGTTTGGTTATTTCAGATAGAAAATGAAATAAGAAAAAAAGTACCTTTAATATACTTAAACATATGGGATGATTATCCTGCCCCATTATATAACTCACCATATTATGAATCATGTGATGCTTTATTTGCTATTTCAAAACAAACACTTAACATAAATAAACTTGTGTTAGGTGATAAAGCAAAAAATAAAGTATTAAAATATATCCCACATGGTATAAATGAAAACCTATTCTTCAATATCACTTCAGATAAAGCAGATTATGCTCGTTTGCAAGAATTTAAAAAAACTATATTTGGAGATAAAGAATATGATTTCATTTTATTTTATAACTCACGTAATATAAGAAGAAAAAATACAAGTGATACTTTAGCTGCATTTAAAGTGTTTTTAGATACATTGCCTAAAGATAAAGCAGATAAATGTGCTTTTTTATTACATACCCAACCAGTAGATGAAAACGGAACTGATTTACCTGCTGTGATAGATTTATTATTTGGTGAAGATCAAAGTAATATATTTTTCTCACCAAACAGAATAGCAACACAAGATATGAATATATTATATAACCTATGTGATGCTACTATATTACTGAGCAGTAATGAGGGGTGGGGTTTATCATTAACTGAATCTATGATGGCTGAAAGGCCAATTATAGCCACAGTAACAGGTGGTATGCAAGACCAGATGCGTTTTGAAAATGAAAAAGGTGAGTGGGTTGATTTTGATGAGAATTTTTGTTCTAACCATTTTGGTACCTACAAAAAACATGGTAAATGGGCTTATCCTGTATTTCCAAGTTGTATGAGTATTCAAGGATCAATACCTACACCATATATATTTGATGATAGAGTTGATTTTAGAGATGCGGCTGCTCAAATAAAAAAAGCATACACTCATAAAACAGAAAACCCATTTTTATATAAAAAGATAAGTAAAGCTGCTCGCAAATGGGCAACATCAGATGAATCAATGATGTCATCTAGATTAATGTCGGAAAATATAATTGAGGGGATTGAAGAAACATTTAATACTTGGAAACCAAGAAATTCATTTGAACTAATTAAAATTGAACCTATTAAACCAAAACAATTACGTCATAAATTAGTTTATTAAAATACGTTATGAAACAAACTTTATTTATAAGTTGCCCTATTGAAACACAATCTGGTTATGGAGCTCGTTCAAGAGATATAGTCAAAGCATTAATCAAGTTAGATAAATATGATATAAAAATTATATCACAACGTTGGGGAAATACTCCATATAATGCTTTAAATCCTAATAATGTAGAAGATAAACAATTGCTTGATCTTATATGGAAACAACCACAACTACCATACCAACCAGATATATGGATGCAAGTGACTATCACTTCTGAATTCCAGCCAGTAGGTAAATACAATGTGGGCGTAAGTGCAGGTATAGAAACTACTATATGTGATCCAAGTTGGATTGAAGGATGTAACAGAATGGATGTTGTTTGGGTATCTTCCAAACACTCCAAAGACGTGTTTGAAAAAACATCATTTGATAAACAAGACCAAAAAGGTAATAAGTTAGGAGTAGTAAAAGTAGAAAAACCTATTAAAGTGTTATTCGAAGGTGTAAATCTGGATAAGTATTTTTATATAAATGATGATGAATTAGATGAAACTGAATTAGTTACATCATTGGATAATATTAAAGAGGATTTTTGCTACTTGTTTGTAGGTCATTTTCTGCAAGGTGATTTAGGTGAAGATAGAAAAAATGTAGGTTATCTGGTTAAAGCGTTTTCCGAAACGTTTAAAAATAAAAAAAACAAACCTGCACTTATTTTAAAAACAATGAGTGGACCTGCCTCAATAATGGATAGAGAAGAAATATTAAAGAAAATAGATAAAATAAGAAAAACAGTTAAAGGCGATTTACCAAACATTTATTTGCTGCATGGTGAGATTGAAGATAAAGACATGAATGATTTATATAACCATGGCAAAGTAAAAGCAATGGTTAACCTAACCAAAGGAGAAGGATTCGGACGCCCATTACTTGAATTTTCATTATCTAAAAAACCAATAATAGTATCATATTGGAGTGGACATACTGATTTCTTGGATCCTGACTTTGTAGTACCAATCTCAGGAGACTTAAAACAAGTACATCCATCGGCTGTTGTTAAAAATATTATACTTGCTGAATCATCTTGGTTCACACCTAATGATGCTGAAGTAGGAGATAAATTAAAAGATGTATTTGAAAATTATAATAAATACTTGGATGGAGCTAAACGTCAGTCATATAAATCAAAAACTGAATTTTCGTTTGATAAAATGACTGAGCTGATAGATAAATATCTTGATGAAGCTCCTAAACAAGTAGATATTAAATTACCAACATTGCCTAAACTGAAAAAAATTAATTAATGAAAGATAGATTAGTAATATGTCGTAAATGTTCTTCTGATGCTTGTTATGAGCATAAAGTAGACGGTTTATTGGTTTGGAATTGCATGGGATGTGGTTTCACATCTAATGAAGTAATGCTTGTGGGAAGTAAATTAGTTACTGAAACTGAAGAAGTATTACCCGAATTATATAAAGATATTAAGTACATAGATAACAAAAACCAAATATGGTACCCAAATGTAATGAATGTGCAGGAATTAGGTATAGTGTATGTAGATGGTACTAATAAAGATAATTGGCAATGGGTTGGAGTTATTTCAAGAGAAACAACAGATGAAGAAAAACAAAAACTAAAAGGAGCTCCATATAAAACTGATCCAACAACTAAAAAGGAATTTGGTCAAAATGGATTTATGGATGCTTGTGAATATATTGGTTTATTCAAAAATTAAAGTTATGCCAACAATTAGTTACGCAATCACAGCAGTTAATGAACATGTTGAATTAGAACGTTTATTAGATTTATTAAATCAATATATTCGTCCTGAAGATGAAATTGTAGTACAATTAGATACTGTAGCAACAAAAGAAGTTGAAAACGTAGCAATAAAATATAATGTAGCTACTAAATATGATTATCATAGAATATGGTTTCCATTAAATAAAGATTTTGCTTCATTCAAAAATAATTTAATTAAACATTGTACCAAGGATGTAATATTCCAAATTGATGCGGATGAATATCCAACTGTTTGGTTATTGGAAAATTTACCATCAATATTAGAAACTAATCCTGATATTGATATGTTTTATATACCTCGAATTAATACAGTTGAAGGTATTACTTCTGAGCATATCAAAAAATGGGGATGGAGTTACAATAATAATAGAGTAAACTACCCCGACCCACAATCCCGCATTTTTAAAAATATACCAGAAATATATTTTATAAATAAAGTTCATGAACGTTTAACTGGTTATAAACAATTTACTACTTTACCGCCACTTGATGAATGTAGTTTAATTCATCCTAAAACAATAGATAGACAAGAAAAACAAAATAATCTTTATAGTACTATATGAACTCACCAATAACTTTTTGTTTAAGTACATATAATAATCTAAATTATCTTAAACTGGCGGTCTTTTCAGTAAGGAAAAATAGTTATTTTAGGGATGCTCCATTTATAGTACATGCCGAGAACTGTGATGATGGAACTGATGAATGGTTGGCTGAAGTTAAGGATGAATATAATTTAGAGTACTATATTGAAAAAAATGAAATACCTGTTGGTATTGGAGGTGGAATGAATTTTTGCGCAGATAAAGTAAAAACAGAATATATAATGTTTCTTCATTCTGATTTTTATGTATCCAAAAATTGGGATATAGCATGTTTAGAAGAACATAAACTATGGACTCAACCAGTGTGGGTGTTCCCATATAGAATACAACCTAACATCTTTAATGAAGCATCACGCCCCGGCACTTATATAGTAGATATAGAAGAAATGGGATCTACATACAGTGATTTTGATATACTTGAATTTGAAAATGCAGCTGAAGAATTAAGCCAGCAAATAGCTTTTAAATTCCGAAAAGCAGAAGGTGTAAGTGGATTAATAAAAAAAACAGATTGGGATAAAATAGGAGGTAACGACCCATTGTTTGCTCCTGCCAGCTGGGAGGATATGGATTTATTTTTACGTATGATATATGAAGGATATGAATTTGTTGTTACTAATAAATCTGTAGTATGGCATTTTGGAGCGCGCGGGTCACATAGATTAGAAGAAAACAACGGACAGTCATCCCAACGTCAGCGCGAGTCAGAAGCAAGTAATTTTAAAAAGTGGATAAATAAATGGGGTAGATTACCTGTATTTGATGAGTTGGGTATGATAAAAAAATGGTAATGGAAAATATAGTTTTATTTTGTAAATCGTACTATAAAGATTTTGACCGAGTCGTTAACTTAGTAGAATCTATTAACAAATATAATACAGACAATATTCCTTTCTATGTCAGTGTTCCTGAAAAAGATATCCCTTTGTTTTCCCAAATAAAAAATCTTAATTTAATAGAAGATGAAAAAATATATTCATCATCTAAAACAGGTTGGGTACAACAACAAATTATAAAAGCTAATTTTTGGAAATTAAATTTAAGCAAAAATTATCTTTGCTTAGACTCAGATTCATATTTTATTAGACCTTTTAGTAAAAGTGATTTATTGGTAGATGATGATACACCTTATACTGTGATGCATGAACAAAAAGAATTATTTAGTTGGACAGTGAATAAAAAACAAATATTAGGTTTTGATCCTAAAGAATCGTTTATAAAAGATAGAGATAAAATAATGAATGAAGTTTTTGAGAGGAAAGGTAAATATTATGATTTTGGGCCATCACCTGTTATTTGGTCATCTAAAGTATGGAATGATTTAGAAGAAAAATACTTAAAACCAAATGGAGTAAACTTTGAACATGCTATACAATACTCATCCAGCGAATTTAGTTGGTACGGTGAATCTTTACTTCAATTTAAATCCATCAATCTATATCCAGTAGAACCATTATTTAAAGTATTTCATTATCCCCAACAGTATACTGAGTATAAACAACAAGGTATAACTGAAGAAATGATAGCGCAAAACTATATGGGTATCGTGATGCAATCAAATTATAATGCTCCTTTAAAATATTAAAATATGTTAAACCAAAATATAATAAACACTTATTCAAACATTATTTCACCTGTAGAATATACTAATGGAAAAGAAATAAGTTTTGATGGTTCACAAATACAATTTGAATTTTTTAATGCCTGGGGGTTAATAAGTGATTTTTATAAAGTAAATCCTAAAACAGAAATATCATTTTTAGAGTTGGGTGCTTATAAAGGATTATGGGCTATAGCATTTTGTGAGTTCTGCAAATTAAATAATATAAAAGGACATTACGTTACCGTAACATTAATGGGGCATGATCCAAATAATTTATTACTCATAAGAACAATAAATTATCTTGAACAAAATAATATTTCAACTAGATTAATAAATGAAGATACATTAAGTGAAAATGTTTTAGATAAAGTTAAAAATGAAAGAGATTCATTTAACATAGTGTTTATAGATGCAGGACATAAGTACCATGAAGTAATAAATGATATAAATAAATTTGCCCCACTGGCTACAGATATGCTTTTATTTCATGATATACGACCAATAGAACCAACTAATGATTGTGGTGTATATAAAGCTATACAAGATTCAAACATTACTTTAGATGTAGAGTTAACAACTAACAGTATAATGGGGATTGGAATAAAATATATTTAAGATGCTAATAGCTACTTTAAATCATAACCTGCCTGATTTAACTGATAATTTGGTCAGCCAATTAAAGCGTGACCCATTATTCCATAAATATGAACTGATGGTTATAGACAACGGTTCATCAGAACCATTGGCTAAAACAACTACCCATAAATTAGAAGAAAATATATTTTTTGGTGGAGGTATAAATGCTGCTGTTGAGTATTTTTTAAGTACAAATCATGATTATATGTATTTTTTAAATAATGATCTTATATTTCATGGTGTATCATTTCTCACAACATCATTGGATGAAGCCAAAAAAGCGGATGCATCTGTCTATAGTCCCACTATAATAAATTCTTCTATAGAACAATGCTATTGGAAACAAATGTGGAATTGGGGTAAAGGATTAAGACAAGTAAAATGGGTTGATTTTCAAAGCCCATTACTTAGAAGAGATATACTTGAAATAATTAAACAATATCCACAAGAATTAATATATGGATGGGGAATTGACTTTTATACCGGATGTATAACTGAAAAACATAACCTAAAAACAATAATATCAGATAATAACACTATATGCCATCTTAACTCACAGACGTTTAAACAAAATAAAATAAATATAAGTATAGATGAGTTTTGTTTTAAAGCAGAAAATAACATGAATAATTATTTTGTTTCATCTTCATACAACAGTTTATACCACGAATTAAGAAAATACGGAGAAACATATGAGGCATGATATAAAACAATTAACTGAACTGTTGGAAGGGCAACAAATAAATAATTTTGTTGAGATAGGGTCTAGAGATGGACATGATACCCATTACATAGCTCAATACTGGAATTTAAAACCAGAAAATTGTTTTATAATAGAGGCTCATCCAGAATGTTTTAAAACTATAATACAAACATATCCCCAATACGTAACATTACATGCTGCCGCGTCTGATAAACAAGGTGTGGTAAAGTTTAACGCTGGTGTGTTTGGCCAGGAAGAAAACATAGGTATATCATCTTTACTCAACAGAATAATAAGCCCATTTATAAGTAAAGAAGTAGAAGTGGATGGATGGAGAATGGAGGATATAATGAATCACATGAAAGTAGATGGTTTTGATTTAATAAAAATAGATGTAGAAGGATTTGGGTTACAGGTATTACAGGGATTTGGAGATAAATTATATAAAACTAAAGCAATACAAATAGAATTAGAAATAAAACAAGTATGGGAAGGACAATCATATTATAATGATGTGGTTGATTATTTAGGTAAATATTCATTTATTGTAAAAGATGAAATTACATTAGATGAATACCAAAAAGATGTATTGTTTATAAATCAAAACATATGATAGCTTTTATAATACCGAGTTACAATAATTTAAGACATCTAAAAAATGTGTATACATCTATCATAAAACATGCCCCGTATGCTAAAATAATGTTTCTTGATGATGCCTCAACAGATGGTACGCGTGAGTGGTTATTATCATTGCCTAAAGACAACTTATACGCGCCATACTTCGCAGATAAAAGAGTAGGCCACACAGTGCTGTATGATAAAGGGATAGCGCAAGTAAACGAAGATATAGTGGGAATACTGCACGCAGATATGATTATTGGGCCCAACTATGTTGAAAATTTACTTAAACATCTCCAACCGGGCAAAGTAGTATGTGCAACCAGAATAGAACCACCGTTGCATCCAGAAGGTAAAGAAAAAATAATAAAAGATTTTGGTCAAGATTTTGATTCATTAAACGTAAGCGCTTTTGAATCATTTTGTGTTGAAAAACAAACTGAATTTAAAAACCAAACAACAAAGGGCATGTTTGCTCCTTGGGTAATATATAAAAAAGATTTCCAAGCCATAGGAGGACACGACCCATTATTTGCTCCATTCCCATATGAAGATTCAGATATATTCCAAAGATGGATAATGGCCGGCTACAAACTTATCCAATCAAGAGATGCATTAGTATATCATTTAACATGTCGTGGACATAGATGGACTGAGCAGGTAGGTAAAGATGATGAATTTTATAAAAAAGCAACAGCTAAAGCAGCCCGAAATTATATTCGTAAATGGGGCAGTTGGATAGAAAATGATGAATATCAACACCCAATAATAAAACATAAATATGATATTGGGTTTGTAGTACACAATTGTAATTTTCAAGCATTAACTACATTGGAACCATGGTGCAATAATATATATACAGGTGATGAATTAGGCATAAATGAAGCAGCATATATAGATGTAGAACAACCAAACACAATATTTGATTTAAAAAAACGCCTAAAATTAATTAAACATGATGTGCCAACAAATGACATAATAGTTGAATTTGATGCTGCCAAATTTACACAGCAGTCATTTGACATTATAATGCAATTACCTAAAATTATAGCAGACTCAGGTGAAGTAGGTGAATTTGAATTAGATATATTCAAAATAAAAATAAAAGCACTTACAACTTATGAGCAGGATTTAACATATTTATTATAAACATAGTTTATGGAGAATAAAAGATTAATACCGTTAATGAAGGTGGGAGGTAATTTGAAAGAATATACCCATGAACATTTAGTTAATAATGAAGTTTTTTCCAAAGCAGTATTTTATGAAACTGTAAACGGAATTGAAGAAGCAATATTAAATAAATCTAAAACAGCTATTTTATTTAATGTAGATGAAAAAGGAACAAGCGTTGAAATAAAGAAAAATGAATGGAATAATGCTTTATCATCATGTATTATATATTATACAAAATTAGAAGAATATGAAATGTGTTCTTTAATACAAGAGTTACAAACCAAAATATAAATGTTATGGAAGATCCACGGTATTCAGATATAAAAAAAGCAGTTGATGCTTTACTTAAAATAAATTCAACTGTTAAACGTAAGAAAAAAGCAGAGTTTGATAAACAAAAAGAACTGTTTATTAATATACTGATTGCTATACAAGCCACACAAACACGTTCTAATCTTTTGTATAATGAATTAAAAATAGACTATACAAGTTATGATGATTTGTTTTATCAAGTAATAGATTCATTAATTTTGCTTTCATTTGGTAAAGAGGCTTTTGAAGTTATTAGTTTTTGGCTGTATGAAAAAATAAGCCCTGATGGAAGCGTAAATGAATTATTTGATGACAATAATCAAGTTGTACCTTCTACAACACCAGAGGATATATGGAATATAATCCAAACATTGAAACAACCAGAAAAGTAATATGTTACCTAAGCCGTTATTAAAAAGTGATATAGAACGAGCTATGAGGATGACAAAATCAAATCGCGCAGCAAGTCGTTATCTTTCTGTGAGTTATCAGCATTATAAAAAATGGGCGAAAAATTTTAAAGCAGATGATAATGATCCTAACTCGCCTACATTGTTCGAAAAACATAAAAATCAAGCAGGAAGAGGCATATCCAAGTTTTTACCCAATAATGGAAAAAATCCTCCGCTTAATGATATTTTGGAAGGACGTGTCTCAATTGATTCATACACACCTGAAAAACTTAAGGCTAGACTAATACAAGAAGGATACTTACAGGAATGTTGTTCAATATGTGATTTTGCAGAACGCCGTGTAACTGATTATAAGGTACCTTTACTGGTTAATTTTAAAGATGGAAATAAAAAAAATTGGTCTCTGGATAATTTAGAAATGTTATGTTATAACCATTATTTCCTGAATGTAGGAAATATATTTACAGACCGACAACTACAACATATAGAAGATTATAACCCACCTCCAACATCAACCCAAGAAGTAGATTGGGAATTAGATGAATGGTATAAAGAACATTTAACTCATTTAGGGTTATTAGACACAGAAAAAGAAGCAGGGGAAGAATTTATTTCAAAGATTTGATTACCTAATTTATTTTACTTAATTTTATAAAGTAAAAAAGTTTAGGTTATGATTGTTCATAGTTGGTATCCCCCCATAATTTATAATTCAATAGAGGATGGTAAACGCTATGTTATAGCGGATGGCAAATGGACTGAAGTGTCTAAGGATACTACTATGAAAGATATACAGTGGAGTAAAATCGCCAACACAAAGGATAAAACAAGAGTAATTCATAACAACACATGGGAAGTAGAAGGATCTAAAGGAGCTAAATATACTGTTAAACACAATAATGGAGTTTGGAGTTGTGATTGCCCTGCATTTGGATTTTCAAAATCTAATTCATATTGTAAACATATACAAAAACTACAAAACCCATAATTATGTTTATCAAAAAATTATTTACTAAACAAAAAATAAATAAAAATAACATTGATCAACATTTGATTAATAAACAGTTATCATATATAGGTAAATCAATAGATGATATAAAAAATGATCCTAATTGGTTTAATAATAATAAATTAACTAAAAGACAATATGAAAAATGGAAAAAATATAGTATTAAAGTAATACAAGAAGTTTGTGATTTAGATAGACAACAAGCAGAATATGAATTTGAATGGTTTTATTTAAATCATGGATTAATGATTAAAAATAATTAATAAAAAATATGGCAGAAGAATATAGTTTAAAAGCAGATCATGTATCAATAAAAACATCATCTGTTGTAAAATTAAAAGAATATTTTACTTTAATAAGTGAAGAAGGACCTATTGATATAACAGCTAATATTGAAGTAGATTTTGAAGGTATAAATCCGAAGTATCATGAAGTATTACTTAACATGTTAACTTCTAAATATCTCAAAAAAGTAAGTTATGGTGATAATCCATTTAGTCAATGTAAACCTTTATATTAAACCTAAATGGTGGCAATTTTGGAAAAAAATAAAGTTTTAAACCTAAATTCTTTAATTAATTTTAAAATATTAAATCAAACAAAAAAAACAAAAAGTTATGTTACCTGAAAAAGAAATTCTATTTAAAAATAATGATGTAGCCACACAAGAAGCTATAGTGGTATATTTTAAAGCAAAAAATATACCAGCATATGAAGATATAAGTTTTCCTG